CCGATTAAAACAAGAAATGATTTAATAGTACCTTCAATATCATTCAATGAGTCACTAGTAACCATATTTAAAGCGTCCATAACTGAAATAGCTTCTTCCCAGTCGCCAACCAAGAATAAGTTATTAGGAACTAATGTAATAGGGTCTAATCCAATTGGATTATTCTCTTGTTTAATTTCTTTTGTATCATAATCAAACGTAAATTTATATTTATTTGTAAATATTATATATTTCTTAAAATTACCTTCTATATCCATTATTTCCATACAAGACATTATTTGAGGATTTCCAATATCAGTACTTTGAACAACAAATGTATGTCTTGGGTCAAGACAATCAATTACAATTGGTATTTCAGGTGTATTATCTTTATTAATATCTTTACTAGGTAATGTTATTTCATAACCTAAACCACAAATTGAACAATATGTAGCTGTTGATATATCTGTTGCATAAACTTCTTCATAACCAAATATATCACTTAATTTTTGTACCTGTTCTTGTTTATCATTATTCTTTTGTACTAATTCTAATGGATTACCAAAAGTATATCCAACAATTTGTCTTGTTATAGGATAAGCATAATTAACAACGGTTTTATTATTAATATGTGACGTATTAGGCTCTGGTCTATCTAATATAGCTTGTTTACCTAAAAACATCCCAATTAAAAGCTCACAATCATTTCTATTACTTTCGTGTATAGTTAAAGCCTTCTCAAAAACTTCTTTTACGTTTTGAGGTGTAACTTCACTATAATTTAATATAATTCTTTTTCTACCATAATTTAATTTTGGTTTGTCTACTTGAATTATTTTATTTGCATCTGCAGAGTCCGTAAATAATCACCACCACTCGTTGTCTGCCAAAAGGGCATAATTATACGATTAAATTATAACACAAATAAAAAATCAAGTCAAATTTGGCTCGATTTTTTGTCATTTTAATATCCGATAGTACCTATATCCAAGACTTTAACACTACCTTTTGCGTGTCTCCCTAACACATTTGTAAGCAATCCTGCTAGACTATCTGGAGCATCGTCATGTTGTTTTTGTTGAATACTACCTTCCTTTTGTGACCAATTCCATAAGTTGTTTAAGAAATCTCTATATTCACAATTATTTGGTAATAGTGAAGGGTCTTTAAAATATACTTTATAATCATCACCTAAATCATTACCTAAACCTAAAATAGGATTTCGACAAGCTAATATTCTATCTAATTTTCTTTGTCTTGTTGGAGCATTGTGTGAAGTTATATTACATCTATAACCAACATTCTTTAAATCTTTATCAACTAATGTTGCATAGAAATCTCCACCATTATTCTTTTCAAAACCACAACGTGAAACATGATGTTGTGTTATTTTATCTCTAACCCACAATCGACTAACACCATCTCCACCAAAATCATTTTTAAATAGAACATCTACTATATAAACTTCCAAACCATATACATATGCAATAGGCATACTCATATAGTCATCTCCACCGTGCGAAACGTCATTATAAGCAACTATTCTATCAGGTTCATCTCCAGGTAGTTCTGTATAATAAGTTAAATTATCTCGTTCAAAAGGTCTACCATCACGTTCAATACATTTCATAAGATATTTTGCACTAAATATTACAGGGTCCTCTGCTAATTGCATATCTTCATAATATTGAACATCAAAACCTTTTCCTTCTTCATACATAAAATTACTTTCATGTTTTTCATTCCAACAAGGAACGGAAACAATTCTAACTCTATCATTATTTCCTTTTGACTCTTCGTTTCTAATTATTCTATTTGTAACATCATAAATAGACCACGGAGTATTAACATGTAATTCAGGGCATGGTCTATAAACACCGTCTTTACATTTTCTAGGAACTTTTCTATCTTTAATTGTAGAAGTATAGTTATAATACAATTTATCTAGTCTATCTTTATTATTTGCTGTTTCAACATCTTTAACTAAGTCATCACAATAAAGTAAATTACTTGCTTCAGCTAAACCTGTTGTACCACCTTCTACAGAACGAAACATCATTGTATGAAATCTTTTTCTTGAATTAAAATCAAGATAAGAATATTCACTATTTTTATTTGCTAATTGAACTGTAGGAAATATTTCACTAAAACGATATTCGTCAGATGTAACAACTTCAATAAATTCATTATAGAATGATTGTGTTAATGAAGTACTATGTCCATTTCCTAAAATACTTTGTTCAGGATATAACCCTGCTCTAAAAGTTAAGAAAAATAAACTTATAGTTGATTTACCTGTTCGAGGTGGCATATTTAAAACAAGTAAATCCAGTTTATCATCCTGTAAATCTTGAAAGGCTTGTAAGATACCATGTTTTTCCAAAACCCTCATTCTAGGTATATAAAATTTTTTATCCCTAGCTCTATTCCATTCTAATGCTATACAATATGCTCTAAAGTCTCCACCTCTAGCTCTAGTATCATAAGCATGAACAAGGATATCATTAATTCTATTGTCATGAACATGATTATATTCATAACCTAAATCTACTAATAAATGAATTATTTCTCCTGCTACTTCACTAGCTTCTTCAATATAACCACCAGACTCATATTCACTTTTTAACGAATGTAAGCCCTGAAGGTACGCAAAACTCTCTTTATTTTGAACTTGAGACAGTAATTCCTTCAGTTCTTTAATTCTCGCTTCCTTATTATTCAACTAAAACACCTTCTTTTTCGGTGTATTTAGCTTCTTTTACTAATTTTTCTTTTTCAACTTCTTCACGCAAAGCAGATAAACTTTCTCTACTACTCATAGATGTATTTTGTGATGGAGCAATTGCTGAAATATCAATTTGTTTAGCGTCACGCATACCATAAAAATTACTTGCTGTGAACATATATGTTGCTGGATTAATTTTATTATTCATCGCACCACCTTCAATAATACTATGTATATAATCTATAGCAGCACGAAAAAGCTCACCATATTCAGAGTCAGCTTCACGTAAATAAGCATTGTATGTTGCAACACTTATACCTAAATATAAACATAAACTTTTAATACTAGGTAATTGTGAATATTCATCACATAAATCGAAATAAGCATCTATTTCATTTCGTGTTTCATCAACACTACCTAATTTAATAGGTTGTCTCGTTTTATTAAGACCATTTGTTCTTAATTTTTTATTGAACTCCTTTATTTGAGGATTATCAAGATAATTTGATTGAACAAATTTACTCAAGCTACCTCTAGCAGCGTTTCTTGCTTCTAAACTACGAATAGCATTTTCTTCACGTTGCTCAATAGATAGTCTTTCCATTTACTCACCTTCTTTAGACTACACCAATTATAGCATATTTATCCAAAAAACGCAAAATACCAGGTAAATCCTGGTACTCTACGCTAGAAAGTTATAATAAGGGTGTGATTTATGATAGCAAGAAACTATCATCAAATTTGGCACATCAGCAAGGATTTGAACCTTGACTATTGGTTTTGGAGACCAATGTTCTACCGTTAAACTACCGATGCATAACGGAGTGTCCAATTAAGGACACTTTAATTCAGGTTTATTTTACTATGAGAGCCTGTATCATAAAATAATAGAACGGAGGCATGTATTTGGGTGTCAATCATAAACACCATTAGAACAGATATAAATTGCTATAACTAGATTTTTGAGTATGTGTACTTTTATATTCCTGTACAACGGTATCTTTGGTGTCATACTTTTTAAGTGTCTTGCCACTTAGTTTAAGATATATCTATTCTAATGCTATCTATGATTGGTATTAGGTAAAAGGAGATATCCTCTCTCTCATTATATTTTCTTTTACCATAGATAGCATTTAATTATTTGGTTAATTTCTTAACCTTGTCTTTTTGATATTTATTATCAAAGGCAATATATTTAATACCTTTAAGACCATCATATCTATCCCAAATAAACAATTGATGTTTTTGAGTTGCTCCTAAATAGCGTTCTCCATAATGCCAAGCATCAGTTCCTGAAGGACTTCCTATTCTTCTAGTAATCATACCACTTTGGTCATCAACAGTAATTTCAGAATGTAAATGTCCAAGATGTAATTCTCTATATTTTGATGAACCCCACTCTTGATAAAATTCAGCAGGTATTGAACGAAGTAATCTTTTAAAGTTATTATCTCCGTGTCCAAAGAATATAGCATTATCACCGAACTTATAACATTGATATTCTCTATAGTTTTCACTAAACTTAATTTTATCGTCATTTGCAAAATAAGAACTTAATGCAATATATAAGTAAAAACTACTCATAACATCATGATTACCTTGACATAATCTAACATCAATATGATTAAACTCTTCTCTTAAAGTAAAGAATAAATTTTTATACATTTCTAAACCTTGCATAAACAAATTCTTCCAACGAACATCATTCATTTGAGGTGTTCCTTTTGTTGTTGTATTTGTTGATGTATCAGTATTAAAGAAATCATTTCCTATCATAACAACTGCTGTATCACATTTTTCTTGTTCTTGACTTTTTAATATTTCATCTAAAATATGATAAAACCTTTGTTGTGCTATTTCACTTGAATAATCTTGTCCAGTTTCCTCATATTCAGTATATTTACCAAGATGTAATTCAATAGCAGGAATTTCCATTAATCTATCTTCATTTAAATCTTTATGTTCAGTTGTTTCAAACTCATAAGGTGTAATACTTTTACTAAATACTTCCTTAGCAGCTTCAACAGCTCTATCTAAAGATAAATTATTAATTAATGGTTTTAATTTGAACTTAACAGCGTATAACTGTTTAGTTGTTTGTTCTTTTGTATGTTGCATCCACACACTAGTTGTAAAAAATACAAATTCCCATTCGTTAGGGTTATAACCAAGATATTCTAGCATTTTCTTTTTATCACCAAATATCTCTTTATTGTATTCTACAATCTTTTGTGCCTCTATAACACCGTCAGCATATCTTGTCTCATATTCTCCGTTGTAATCTACTCTTGTATTCATATTTGACTCGCTTTCAGGAACTTTTCGTATTCTCACATTGTATCTTTTCCTTACAGCGTTTGATGAAATATTCTCACCAAATTCAGCATTTATAGTATCAGCAACTTGTCTCCACGTCATTTCTTTTGATTTAACTTTATTTCCTAATTCAATAATCTTTTCATCTATATTCACAATAACACCAACTTACAATACTCCTTTCTCTACCTTAAGTTATTTATAGTATAACACACTCACACAAAAAAAGCAACCCCTTTTTTCAAATAATTTTTATTAGGTTGCTTTGAATTTTTTGCCACGTGCAAAAACTAATCCCATTTGGGTATCCTTGTACCCTTGTATATATTATATCACAATTTTTTAAATTCTCCAAAAATAAAAAGAAGCTATTAAAAAATAACTTCTTCTTACCTACCTTTTACCGAGGTAATGTCCTATGAAAAAAGAAACACGGTACTTTATAAGTACCATTAGAATAGATATAAGCAACTTTATCGGTTCATTTTCAAATAATTGCCCTGTATTCATAGTATTCCTAGGATTTAGACTTGTCATAAACAATTATTATATAGTTGCCACGAACCACCGATATATCTACTCTAATACTACCTATAAACTAGATAGCAATCCTAATGTTAGGTGTTTCCTCAGTCCATTGATTAGGTCGAGGGGATTGGAGTTGCACCAACCATTTGTTTACTGAAACCCTCGATAGAAAGGAGGCGAAGCTAATGAAATAACACTTCGCACAAATGAAAACATGATTTAACTCAAAACACAATTTGGCAAATCAATATTTGTAAGTTGACGTGAGGTATAATATGCTTGTTTGGAGTAATGCATTTTATCAACTTACATTTAAAGTATATCACCACTTGTGTCTCTTGTCAATATTTTCTTTTTAACTTTTTCTATTTTCTCACAATTCTCATCATTTAAGATTATTCTATCCCTAAACTTAGGTGGAATTATTAATTTACCTTTGTGTGATACTTCATAGTCATATAACAATTCAAATTCACCTAATAAATCATGTATTATTCTTAAATCTTCAACATCAATATATCCTTTTTGGTTCATATTAATAAGCTGATGTGTAATATCCTCGAAATAAGCTCTTTTATATTGTTCAATAACATGTAAGTATGGATGTGCTGACTTCATTGAAAGTATCGCCCCATTCCATCTTACATATCCATTTGACTCAATATGTTTTCTCTTACAATCTCTTTTTGGCACAATCAGATGATGAAATGAATAATCATTGTCTCTTACAACTTTATAGCCCATCATATCCATTCCAAGCTCTCTTAACTTAAATTCATTTATCATCAAATTCGTAACCATCTTCATAGAACTACTTTGCTCCAAATGTATGTTTCACTCTATCTTTCTCTTCAGCCTTTTTTCCATCATTAAAACGCTCTACAGTACCAACTAAGTATCCTGTAATACGTCTAATTCTTTCAAATCCTACACCTTTTCCTTTTCCAACTAATTCTTTCTTTTCCATCCGAGCACCTCCTATTGTGACATATATTATTATATCACAATTTTAGGTTTTCAGCAAATTATAGAAATAAACTTGCAATCAATAAAATAATTAATCCAATTGCAAATCCAATCCACAATGGACTCAATACCCAAAGCCATGACCAGCTTATAACTTTACATAATTTCAATACAATAAAAACTAATGTAAGACCTTCTGCAAAATTAAGTCCATAGTGATGATTATTTTCCTTCTTCATTCTTTTTTCTCTCCTCTTTTATTTTTTCTATATCTATCCCTAATACTTCATAACTTTCTTTAAAGTATTCTGTGACAAATTTAAACTGATTATCATTTATCAGCATTAATTCTTTTTCAGTATCGTGTTTATAAGAACCATAAGGACAACCCATACAACCAGTCCTACAAACATGATTATAAACTTCAGGAAGTTCTATATTATATTTCTTATAAATCTTATCTAATAGTTCATCACTTAAATCGTGTATTGGGGTAAACTTACCATCTTGTGTAAAACAACTTTTATATTTTGCTCTTCTAGCAAGACTCTCTCCTCCCCTAATACCTAGAATAGGTTTAAGTCCACTTTCTTTCTGAAACTTCTTTCCAACTTCTTTTTTCAAATATTTACAACATAAAGGACTAACTCTATGTAATTTTCCACTTTTCAACCATTCTCTTGCTTTTTTAGATAACCCAAAACTTGATTTTGAACCATCTAAACTTTTACCTTCAATTCTTGCATAAAGATATGGTGCACGATAACCTAATTGCCAACGATTTATAATATCATCCTGTGTCTTTGAAAAACAAGGACTACCATATTTCTTTTTAATCTCAAAAGGTTTCATTTCAGGATATAGTACTATATCACAATTCTTATTTATCCTTTCAAGTATCTCATGATGCTCCATATAGGTATTAACACCGACTATTTTAATATCATCACGTTTCAAGTACTCTTTTATAAACCAATATAAGAAATGTGAGTCTTTTCCCCCTGAATAACTTAAATAATATGTATTAGGTTTAATCTTATCAAATTTCGATTTCAAATCTAATAAATAAAATTCCTCGTCACTCATATCATATCACCTGTATCTATTATACCACGAACAAAAATATAATGCAACATCAATACATCGTTTACCAGGTTTTTTCCCAGAAGTACGCCAAAAAGTCCAAATTTCACAAAATTTTTTACAACGATAAAATACTGTTCGGTTTACCACATCGTTGTAAGAAAAAATCATCAATTTTTCCCTAACTTATGCTGAATATTTAATACGAACAATTGTTTGGTAAACGATGACAACCAAAAATTGCTACACTTATATATAATAAAAAAAAAATATTTATTTTTTATTTTTTTCTTCTGTATAAACTTTACTCAATTTTATCGTTGTTATCGTTGTAAATTCTTAATTTTTCCCTAAAACACTGGGCAAAATTGGTAAACGATGAAGTAAACGATGTATGTAATTGATACAAAACATGAATTTCGTTTTTCCTTAGGTACAATGGGCGATTAAAGCACTTAAATTTTTACAACGATTGGTAAACGATAAATAGGTATTTTTAGTCAAAATTGGTCGATTTTTTTATCAAAATTTTCGATTTTTTAGGTCAAAATGTAATTGTTATCAAAACAAAAACTTGAACTTTTTAGCATACTTTCGTTTTTTGTAATTGATACTTTTACAAAAATGAGCTCCTATATTAAAAAATTTTTTTCAGATGTAATTAAAAGGGGGGATAGTTATACAAATTAGTTATAATTAAACAATTAGATATAAGTAAAAAATATAGGTAAATAAAGGGTTTAAAGGAATATTGAAAAAGGGTGCTCTTTATATAAAATTTGCTGAAGGACCTGAAATTCACGTCCAATTTGACACTTTTTAGGGTTTCCCCCACCCACACTTTACACTTTTTTCACTCAAAATTTTTTTCACTTTACATTTTACGCTTATTTTTTGCCGTTTTTTCGGGCTTTTTTTTAATACAATTTTACACTTCAAAATTTTACTTTACACAATTTTCAATGTCAATCAAACAAATGAATGGTAGTATTAAAAAGACACGAACAAGCGTACGCCATGCCTTTTTTGCCTATTTTTAAGCGTTTTTAGCAACTTTTTTTCTTTTTAATATAAATATATTAACTAACCTTAAAACGTTTCTCTATCGAGTTTTTACCTCTTTTTTTGGCGTATCTTCGGCCTTTTTTGTTTTGCTTAAAATTACATTTTGAAAAACTCTTTTTAACAAATTGATAAAAACAAAAAACAAAAAAACTGACCAACGGTCATTTTCAAATTGAATTTTTAAAAGCGTATTTTTTACACTTCTATTTTTCTTTTTATCTTTTTATTAATAACACTCTCTTTTTAACATTTTATTAATAACACATAACTTGTAAAAACTTGCGTTTCATATATGTTATAATTATTTTGTGTAAATAGTAAAGTTTTTGTTGCAATTCATTTTGTTTAGAGTTATAATATAATTAGTTAAGGGATGTTATACTCTTAACAATAAAAAAAAAGGATGGATGAAAAAATGAAAAAAGAAAACACAAACAAAAAACAAACTAAAAAAGGAGTACAAAAAGAATTATTTTATTATATTGTATATGAATATAATAAAGAAAAAAATGATATTGAGTATATCACCAGCAAAAAAACATTAATTGATAGTATTAATTGCATTAACGGATTATTACTTGCTAATGGTGATACACTTAATACAATTAAAGATATACAATCAATAATAAAAAATAGAAATATATCTAAATATATTACATTAGATATTAATAACATTAAAGTAATAAATAAATACATTATATTTAAACAATTTATAAATGAAAAAAACAATAAAAAATACATATTAAATGAATTAGAAAAACAAACTAAAAACAATGATATTATTATTAATAAGTTATACAAAAAAGAAGTATTAAAAGTTAAAGTTAAAAATAATAAAGTAAACGATAAAACAATCATTAAAAAGTTAGATAAAAAAGAAGCATTTAAAAAGTATATGGAAATAAAAAAGAAAATTGAAAATAATATACTAAAACAACATGAAAACAAACAATTTTTAAAAGGTGGTGCAATGTATGAAATCTAATTTTTATATACTTGTACCACGTCAAAAACATTTTAAAAATAATACTAAAATAGTAAAATTCAAAAAAGATAAAACAACCTATAAAAAAGTAGTTTATAGATATAGAATAACATTTAAAAACAACATTTTTATTATTAAAGATATAACAAGTACTAAAGAACTAGAAAACATTAAACAATATATAACAAAAATGGAATTATATAGTAAAACAACATATTATAAAAAAGGTTATAAAAAAGTAATGTTAACGGCAAGTTGAAAAACTTGCGTTAACGTTATGATATAATTATTATAGTTAAAAAGAGAGGTTAAAAGATTATGAAAAAAGAAGTAAATTTATTATATCAATTATTTATGTTTGATTTAATAATCACTAGTATTATTAATAATAACATTTATTTGATTATATTATTATTTATAACATTATTTTACTACATAAACACAAAATAAAAACTTGCGTTAGGTATATGTTATAATTAGTACATCATTAAAAAGTGATTATATATCACTTTTTTAAATGGTATTTTTTAAAACTTGCGTTAGTTAAGTGATATAATTAATACAAGTTAAAAAACAATATATTATATAGAGGTTAAAAAATAAAACTTGCGTTAGGCAAGTGTTATAATATACTTAAGAAAAAAGAAAAGAGGTAAACAAAATGAAAAAAGAAAAAAAGTATATTTTAAATGTGGGCTTAAATGATAAGGACACAAAACAACAAAAAATTGATAGTATAGAGGCATATAAGGTTGTAGAGAACTTATTACTTAATAATGGTATAAGTGGGTACACGATTTATCAAGGTCTAGGACTATACAAACACGATAGTGGGGAAATCACTAGAGAGAACACTTTAATTATAGAATTAATGTTTGTTAGTAGTGAAGTGGTTGATAAAATTATAGGACTACTAAAACAAGTATTAAATCAAGAGAGTGTACTAAAGCAAGTACAAGAACTAACAATATCATTTGAATAATCAAATGTGGGTTGTAAAAAAAGGTGGTAGATTAAAGAGGTTATATAAACCTTATGTGGGTTAAAAATAAAGGTGGTAGATAAAAGAACTAGAGAACATTTAAAAAATTATATGTGGGTTATAAAAACAAGTGGTCTAGAAAAAAGAAAAGAGGTATAAGAATTATGGACTATGAATTTAAAACAACATTTTGGAGTGATTTTTCAATCGCTGATAAATTTGGTATAAGTGCAATTAAAGACACTTATAAGAGGGCATTTAAAGAGTGGAAGAGTGATTATATTTACTTAACTGAACTTGTATTAGTGCTTAATTGGAAATTGTGGGAACACTATGAAAATGGCAATGAGGGTGTTGCTAGAGTGTACAATGATTTGTGGGAAGAGGCTCAAAATTATGGGTACAATCATTTAAAAGGTGAAGAGTTATCTTATTTTATAAGAACATTAGATTAGAGAGGTGTAGAGGTATGATAGTATATTTATTAATGGAACCATGGGAAGAGTATATGGATAGTGATATATATGGTATTTTTTCAACATATGAAAAAGCACAAGAAAAAGTAAAAGAGATTTTTAAACAAAAAATGCTAGAGGATGAATATTTAGAGGAAGAAGATTTAGAGTATTATTTTGATATAGTACCATTTGAGGTGGACAAATAGAGAGGAGATTGAAACTTGCGTTAGGCAAGTGGTATAATAAAAACATAGAAAAGAGAGGTAAAGAGATATGAGAAAAATAGTTAAAGAGGGAACATTAGTTAAAGTAAAGAGTAGAGAGGAGATTGAAGCATTAGCAGACGAGAACCATAGAATAAACGGCTTATATTTTGACGACGATATGCTTAATTATTGTGGTCAAGAATTAAAAGTAATAGATAGTAATTGGAATAGTACTTATGGCAATTCAATACAACTAGAGGGTAATAGTTGGTTTTGGAATTTAAATTGTTTTGAAGAGATAGGAGAAGAAAATATGAGAGATTTAGATAGAATTTGTGCTGATTGTGGAGAAGAAATAGAAGAGGGAGAAGAACTTACATATATAGAAGAGTATGATAGATATGTATGTAGTGATTGTCTAGAATATTATCGTGAGTGTGAAGATTGTGGTAGATTAATACACGAGGACGATTTACATAGTGTAGAGGGTGGTAATAGATACGTTTGTGATAGTTGTTTTGATAACTATTACTATTGTGCCGATTGTGGAGAATATTATTATAATGATAATATGTACTATGATGAAGATACGGACGAGTACTATTGTGAAGATTGTTGGAATAATAGACCTACAAATAGAGTTATGGGTTATAGTGAAGAACATAGCGACCCTAATTTTATAGAGAGAAGAGTAGAGGGAGAAGAAGAGGGTATTAGATTATATGGTACTGAAACTGAAGTAGAAAACTATGATAATGATTATAGTATGATAGACGTGCTATATGATAAACTACCAGTTAGACTTGCTAGAGATGGTAGTTTAAATGAACCTAATTCATATGAGATTATTACCGACCCTTGTAGTATGAAATTCCATAAACAACAATTAAATGTGGTTAAAGAAGTTTACCAAGAAATGATTGAAAAAGGTTATAGAAGTGATAAGACTAGTACATGTGGTTTACACGTACACGCAACTAGACCTTATCAACAAGAGATTGATAATATATCTAGAGATATGTGGTCTTATTCTAGTGAAAGTGAAGAGTTTAAGAAATTACAAAAAGAGAAAAATGAACTAGAGGACAAACAAGAAGAGATTATCAATAGAATTATACTAGTAATGGAGAGTTTTAAAGAAGAACTTATTAACTTTAGTAGAAGAAAAGATACATATTGGTGCAAGTGGTTAAGTGATGTAGTATCTTGTGATAATGGTAAGATTACAAGTATTGACTTTATTAAAAAAGTAAAGGGAGAAAGTTATGGACACCATAGAGCATTAAATCTAGAAAACCATAATACAATCGAGTTTAGAATATTTAAAGGTACATTGAACTATGAAACATATTATGCAACTCTAGAACTAGTAGACAACATTATGAACATATGTAGTGATTTAAACGTACCAGTAGAAAAGATTACGTGGGATAAATTAACTAGAGGAGAGTTTGTTAGCAAGTATGTACAAGAACGTGGTATTGTATGTAATCATAGAGTGGTAGACACTAGTGAAATTGATAGAATATGGGAAATTGTAAAGAATAAGAAAAAAGGCAAAGTGGCTAAAAAAGTATATAACTTATTAAATAAATATTACAATGAATATGTAAATAAATTTAATGAGGTTAAAGATAGTGAAAAGTGGGCTTTAATATGTGATATAACAGCAAAATTAAGAGAACATAGTAATAATATGGAGAGGGTATTAGAATATAAGAATAATAATGAATACTCTAGTATGTTTAGTAAAGTACAGGAAATGATTGATTATTATATGTATTTTGATACCGATACATTAAAAGCAATTAGAACAAGCATTAGAGAACTTCTAAATGAAGTTAGATAAGAGGAGGAGTGATTAGATATGTGTATAATTGTTGCAAAAGATAAAAAGAGTAAATTACCTAGTATGGACACACTAGAAACGTGCTTTAATCATAATAGTGATGGGGCTGGTTTAATGTATGTAGATAAAGGACAAGTGGTAATTGATAAAGGGTTTATGACCTTTAAAGAGTTAAAGAAAAAGTTAGAGGTACTTTATAAGAAATTTGATAACTTCAAGAATAAAGCATTAGTATTACATTTTAGAATAGGTACAAGTGGTACAAACACAAAAGAAAACACACACCCATATTGTATAAGTAGTGATTATAGAGATTTACATAAGACAAAAATATTTTGTGATTTAGGTATGGCACACAATGGTATTATAAATCAATATACACCTGTTAAGAATAAACATAATACAAATGATACACAAGAGTTTATTATGAAGTACTTAACACCGATATATGAACATTATAGAGATTTTTATAAAAATGAATATATACTAGACGGCTTAAGTGATATTACAAATAGTAGATTGGTGTTCCTAGACACAAAAGAAAACTTATATTATGTGGGTGATTTTGTAGAGGAAAAAGGTGTTAAGTATTCTAATACAAGTTATCAACCTTATACATTTAAAACTTATACTTATAAAGGTAGTGAAGAAGATAGTAATTATTGGAATAGTTGGTGGAACAAAAAAACTAAAGAATATCTTAACGAGGGTTATACATATCTAGACCTTCAAGAAGTAGTTGGTAAAGATAAATTAATAAACAAAAAACTAGCATTACTAGAACCTAGTTGGTATATTTCAAACGATTATGGTTGGGAACAAGTAGGAGATAGATTATTATATGTAGACGAAGATAATTTTGATTTATATGAAGAATTAGATAGTGGTGAAATGTTAAAAATAGGAGAAAATACATTTGTCTATGATAAAGACTATAATGATATTTATTAGAAAAGAGGTATAGAGATATGAAAATAATAGATTGTTTAAATTATGAACTAGAGGACGATAATACACCATATGGTGGAATATCTTTTCTAGGAGAAAAAGTAAAAGACTTTTTTGACGATATTAATGGTAATGGTGGTGAACCATTACTACTAAATGACAATATAGAGGTATTAAATAAAATATTGAAAGATTGTGGAATAAAACCAATAAAAGAAAGAGGTGAAGAATAATGTTAAATCAAGTAGTATTAGTGGGTAGATTAACTAGAGACCCCGTTGGAGAACCAAATAGACCTTGTAGAGAAATTAATTTAGCAATTCCTAGAAGTTATAAAAATAATGAGGGTGTATATGAAACGGACTTTATAAGTTGTGAATTGTGGAACAATTCAATTAGTGAAAGTTGTAGTGAATATTGTAGAAAAGGTGATATAGTAGGTGTTAAAGGTAGATTAGAAAATAGAGATAATAAATTAGTAGTAATGTGTGAAAAATTAACTTTCTTATCAAGTAATCATAATAATTAGAAAAGAGGTATAGAAAATGAAAGTGAGAGTTATAGATTGGGGTAAAATTTATACAACATATGATAAGTGGTTAACAAATAATGATTGTGGTCAATATTTAGATAATTATAGACAAAAAGAAAGTATTATTGACCATTTTTCTAGTTATGGATTTAAATACTACCCTTTAGATAAAAATTTTGAAGAGGTTGATATGAGAAATATAACCTATGAGGTATTAAAAGAAAATGTTCATGGAGAACACGATAATACAATATTATTATTAATACAAGAACCTATATCAAATAAAGTATATCTAATAAATAAAAATGGAACGGAGGAAATAAAATAATGATAGATAAATATGTAAAACAAATAAATGATTTATTAAATAAAATACAAGAAGAGGACAATGAAAATATGGAAACCATAATTGGTTATGCAACAAGTGTTGAACAAAATGTAGGTAGTCAATTATGCAGATATGGAGAATTATATAAACTAGTATTTTATAGTACTAGTTATGAAGAGGTAATACAAAAATTAGAAAACTTATATAAATTAGCAAAATATGAGGGTTATGAAGAAGATATTAAAACAATACAAGATATGTTTATTAAAGGTATTAAAGAGGGTAAAAATTTCGATTTAAGTGCTAAAATGGACGTACTAGATACTTTAGAACATGAATATATTTTTGATATAATTTTAGGATGTTTATAAACTTGCGTTAGGTAAGTGATATAATATTAATAGAAGAGGTGAAATTGTGGGAATAAGTTATGATGATTTTAAATTATTAATTGAGGTAGAAGAATTGCTACATAATGAATTAGAAAAAGCAAATTATGATAGTGATAGTAAAGAGTGGGCAACTTTTGGTGCTTATTGGAATTTAGTGGAAAGAATTTGTCAATGGAAAGATAAATTTGTACACGATTGGGATAAAGAAAGAGGTGAAAGATAAATGATTAAGATTAAAACAAAAGTAGAAGAAACTAGTGATTATGAAACAGACGTAATAATGCAATATGAAGTACGAGGTGGAGAATTAGGAGAATATATTGCTATATTAGATAAAGTTAAAGAAGAATTATTAGAAAACTCTAATATGAGTGAAGATATGTTAAAAGAAATATTATTTGGAAAGGAAGATTAAAATGTATAATATGTGGTTTTGTAAAATAATACAAAGAGACGAAAAAGAAAATGGTGGTATAGGTGGTTTAGACTATATGGAAATCATTTATAATGACCTATTAGAAAATCAATTAGAAGATTTTTCAAAAAGATATTGTAAACATAATGGGTTTGAGTTTGATAAAATGGTAGATAATCATTATTGTTTATTTAAAAATAGTGATTATTGTTTATTTTTTGAAGAGCAATTAGGTGAGGAGGACGAAGATTAAAATGTTTAAATGTTTTGATTGTGGACATATAATGTGGTTAAGTGAACGACCTAATCATTGTTGCAAATGTGGTAAAGATAATATAATGTCTTATGAAGAGTATTATATGGAAGAACCATATGAAGAAGAACAAGAGGTAGAAGTGGAGGAAGAAGATTATGAATAATGAAGAAAAAGAAGTATTAAACAATCAAGGTATTTGTCCTTGTTGTGGCGAAATGATTGATAATTATGAAAGTATTCAATTTGAAGGAGATATGGCTTATTTTCCGTGGCATTGTGATAAATGTGGTACGGACGGAGAAGAGTGGTATTCATTAGAATTTGCAGGACATAATTATTATGATAAAAATGGAGAACAAATAATTTTAGATAAATAAGAGGTGTGATATGAATTATTTTGATTATTTAAGTTATACAAAACAAGAAGATACTAGAGATACATTTGAAAAATATTTGGTAGATGTGTTAGATTATACTGAAGAACAAGCAAAAAATGAAAGTAAAATTTTTTATGAGGAGGAAAATGAAAATGGAAACCATAGATATTATGTATAATAGTATACAAAAAAATACAGAAGAACTTACAGAATTATGTGTAGAATACAAAATTACAAATGCTTATGATTTAATGGACGTGGTATCTAATTTTAGTACATTATGTAGATATTTAAAAACACAAAATGAAAGTCCTAATTTAAGAGGTTTGAACGATAATATATTAAATCAGCTAGAAAAAGTTTTTAGTAAAGAGGTATTATATGATGGAAATATTAAATGATAGAGAATTTGAAGCATTAGATTATCATATGACTTACGCAAAATTATATGATAGTGGTTTATATATTAAACAAGAACCTAATAGAGGTGATTATTTTGTAGATGAACAATGTGATTGCGAATATTCTTTAGAAGAGGGTTTAAAACTTATTGCTGAAACAATGAGTGGAAATATTTGTGATTATAGTGATTATCCTAGTGATATATTAAGAGGTTTATGTCGTTTGTTTATAAAAAGATTAGGAATTTATATATGGGATAGAGGCTTTGATTTAAGAGAGGATATGTGATATAATGAAAGAAACGTGGACACCATTAAAATATAGAAGAAATGGAGAACATTTTTATAGTGAAGATTGGACATCTTCAACATCATTTTATACAATAAAAACTATGGAGGAATTTGGTTTTTATGAGAAGAAAAACAAAACATTATATTTAAGAACTGATTTTCCTAAAAATAGAAAAAATCAATTAAGAAGAGAAATACAAAAATGTGGTAGATATGAGATAGAACATATAAGTGAATATATGAATATGGTAGGAGGAATTTAACATGGAAGAAAAATTTTATACAAAATATGATAATGAATGTATATTTTATTTAGGACTTCAAATAATGAAACAATTGTTATTAGAACAACGATTTATGTATATTGATTTATATTATGAGGAAGTTATAAAAATATATGAAGATTATAAAAAAGAAGATAGTGGTGAAATGTCTTTACTAGATAGTATTAACACGTTTATTGATAAACACGAAAGAGAGATAATAAATAGAATAAAACAAGCCTTTGATGGGGCTTTTTAGGAGGTGTTTAAAATGATAACATTAGAAGATAGAAAAAAGAGGTTGAAAGAATATATAGAAAACATTGAACAACTTGGTGCTGATGCAAGATTTCAGGATGATTATGAAAATTATGATATTTTAAAGACACAATTTGATAGCATTGAGTGGTGGGCTAGAAAAGCAAATAGAGAACTTATTAAAATACAAATTCTTGAAAATGCAAAATTGGAGGAGCAGAGAAATGAGAAAACGAGTTAATTATGGAAAACTAGTAGGTGTTTTTGATGAAGAAGAATTAAAAAAAGGGCTTGATGATAAAGCAATAAATGAAATGCAAGAGAAGTATCCTAATCATAAATACATAAATAGTATAGAAACAAAGAAAAACGGTAAACGAGCATTAAAAGTTTACATATGTGAATTAAAAGATTTACAAATGAGATTATTTTAAATGAGGTGATATAATGAGTAGAACATCAAAATTATTAAAAGATTTGAAAGTGGTTTTAGAGGGTCTTGAAAATGATATGTTTAATGAGGGTGAAAATAAAATGTACTATAATGGTATTGAATTTACTC